AAAATTCTAGAGTTTATTTGAGAATTCTCTATAAGAGAATCTGGTGAAATTGTGTGCTGCATCATAATATGCGGATAAAGTGACGTAAGGTCAAGAGTCACCGTCCAGCCATAAAGACCCGGAATTGGTTCTTTTACATAAGCACCCGCAAACTTTTCTGACTTATTTGATTGCTTTTTAAGTGGAATGGCAATCTTTCTTTTATTGAGGTAATTGAAGATAATATTATCCCACATTCGGACCTGATAAAAAACGTCCTCATAATTAGACTTTGATTGATAAGCAAGATCAATCGCCATATTAATCAGTTGAAGTTTTTCTTCTAGTCGATCAACAAGTTCTACGTCGATCTTATTATATTTGACGTAAGTATCCCAACCATAAGTATAAAAGTCCTTAAAGGTCTCATACTGAGAGTGATCCAGTTTATTCTGACCTAGTTCATTATAGGCAATTGTATCCAGTCTATAATTTTCTGGGTTTTTGAATGAATACTTTTTATAAAGCTCCATGTAGTCAAGAAGACTTACCCCATAAATTTCGTATTGGGTTTCTGTTCTGTTGTTCTTTTGGATCTGACGATCACGGATGAATTTCCAAGGAGAAAGCCTTTTTGCATCGGCAGTCCCGAGGACTCTTTTGATTCGGTTGATTATGTATGGGATATCGTAGCCATTTGTGTTCCATCCGGTTACAACATCCGGGTAATTAGACTCCCAGAAGGTCAAGAACTTATTAAGAAGATCAACCTCATTGGCACATTCTTGATAAACATAATTATCCATTACCTCAGAAAAAGGCCGACTTCCCCAGGTATAGATTTTTTTGGTTGAATAATCCTGAATAGTAATCAGAAGAATTTCTTCTTGGGCAATATCCGGTTCAGGGAATCCTCCAAGTTCGGCGGCAGTTTCAATATCAAGTGTATAAAGCCTGATTTTATTGATATTAAAATCTTCAATCTCTTCTGGATACTTTTCGGAAAGGTACTGATAAATCGCAGTTTCATGACCATAGACAGAAATTCCGCCAACGTCTTTGTACTTTTCAAGCCATTCCCTACATTCATACATTGATCCGGGGTTGATCGCGGCAACGTTTTTTCCATCCAATGTTTTCCAATTGGATTCTTTGTTAGAGGAAATATAAAAAGTGGGTCTGAAGGCTACCTTGTCTTGAAAGGGTACTCCTTCATTATCATAACCTCGTTCATAAACATAGCTTCCAATTTGTTTAACACTTGTATAAAACATTACTTAATAAGTTCTTGATATTTTTCAAGTAGTGGAGAATTTGGATCAGCAATAGTCAGGAATTTATCCGAATGCATCATAAAAGTATTTTGTGTAGAGTAATTTATCAACCAGGGTTCTAAAAAGTCACCTTTAATCTCAAAAGGTTCAATGATCTTACAGTCTGGTTGTCCAATATCTTCTGGGACAACTTCCATAATCTGAGAAATAAGAATCAGAGAATTTGGAAATAAAATTAGTTTAATGTTCATGAAAAAGAGGGCCTCTGTGGACCCTCGTATTATAGCACCTCTTGGGCTTTTGTCAAGAGGTCTTGTTGCGCCGACGTTATGGGGTGGGTAGCCAGAAGTATTTATATCTAATGTATTAAATTACTACAAGAGGGATCCAGTTTATTATGTAATAAGTGGTGATTACCGTACTTGAGGAGTCTCCTTTTTTTTACCCAAAGAATATTTTTCAACCAAATTCCAGTTCGTTTTATCCGCAAAAGAAATAATTTTTATCTGGTTTAATGGCGCTCGATCCTCCACCTGTGCAGGGTTTTTGATTTTTACAAGACCCCACTGCTCCAAAAGCGCCGAAATCGTGTGAAGCCTTTCCAAATCGTTTACAGTGATTGTGGCCTGACGATTATCCAGTGCAAACCCAAATTTATAATGAATAATATAATATTTCGCAGATTTATATAAAATATGTGCCGTCTGAAAAAGCTCTTTCTTATACCTAGAAGCCACCCCAATTCGGGTTAGTGTTTCTTTTGCAAGTAGAAAAGAATCTGGAGTTTCCAGTTCTACTTCTACCATAAGGTCTGGACTCCAACGCACATATTGTCCATCCATTTCATAATTAGCCATAAAAATTCCTCAAAATAAAGTAATTATCAATTATTTAGTTTTAACGTAATGCAACTCTCGCCTGTCTTGCTCTCCGTTCCGGATCAGTTGTCGAATCTACATCCATTCTTCCCAGCTTAAGGGCCGCTTTTTTTTGTGGAGTCATCACCATTCCAGATTTTTTGGAGATCTGCCGGATTGACCTTTACGAAATCTTATTTGTCCACTACCAGTCACCTCATCTAAAATACCATCCCGCCATTCTTCCGACATGTTTGCCATAATTACACCAGCGTCTTCATAAGAATCACAGAACCCTTCAGAGACAAGATACTCGGAAACGATGTCGTAGAGGTCTAATTCTTCATTATAGGGGCCACCAACATGTCTCATAGTACCAAAAGCACTTTTAGCACCCTTTTCTTTTTTCTCTCCCCTTCCGGCTTTATGATACGATCTACGTTCACTAGTTTGATCGCCAACAGGCATTACTAAATTTCCTTCTTTATTTCTTTTTCTAATTTTCTGAAGAGGAGTTAGACCTTCATCAGCTTTTGCCTCAGAAAGAGTTTCCTCGGCATAAACCTCGTTGCGATAAATTTCGTTTATCTGCATTAAAATTTTGGGGTCCATTTTTAAATAGTAAATTATTAACTATTTAGATCCCACCAACATTTAACTTCTCTTTGATATAATCAATCTGTTCTTTGGATAATAGTTTCAATGCCTCGATTGCCTTTTCATTATTATAACCATAATAAGACTTAACTAATTCTAGATCTTCTAATGAATTCTTTTTTAAATAATTAGAAAATCTTTTTCTTTTAGGAACTGCATAAAGAAGAAACTTGTATTGCATTTCCTTGTCCATCGTGAACCTTTCATTCAGCTCACTTGCAAAAAGAGCCGTATCAATATTTCCTGATAACATTCGATTGACAATAAAGGCTGGATATTGATTAGGATTATCAACCTCTTCTAATAAGTTTTTCTTGCTAAAATAAATTGAATTCAGCCAGTCTTTTAATTCCATTCACACTCGACCATCAATTTAATAAAACAGGCAATCAGATTAATTTCATTATCCACAACATTCTTACTCATATGATCATGAATAATCAAAATGGCCTGTGGAATTGAAGGCTTGGGCATAACATTCTCTAGACCATCAAAGACCTTTCTTAGGATAACATTTGGATCACTGTCTAGGTTATTAATCACCCACTTTCGAGTTTCTGTAAAGTTTTTCTCTTTAAGATACTTATAAAGATCAGAAATCTTGACATCAGAAGACTGGGCCAGAACAGAAGAATCAATCACACCAGAATTAGAATATTTCTGAAGGACATTCAGAACTCGTCTAAAATCTGGAAAATGTTTAATCAGAAGTTTGACAATAATCTTATCATCTTCACATTTAATTCCTTCTTGATCTAGGATATAAAGAATTCGATCATTAAACTGCTTGGCTAGAGCAGGCCTTTCTTTTGAAGGAATTGTGAAATCAATTACCGGGCATCTTGATTGCAGGGCCGGGTCAATTCGGTTTTTATAATTACAGGTAAACACAAAGGAACAATTAGACTGTAGATCCTCAATAATGGCCCTGAGAGCCAGTTGAGAATCATTGGTCAGATTATCTCCCTCGTCAATCAGAAGAATCTTCTTTCCAGAAGAACAGAGTGAAACCGTAGAGGCGTAATTCTTGACCTTATTACGAATCACATCAATGGATCTTTCATCAGAGCCATTAATAATCAAAAAGTCTCGGTCAAGACTTTTTGCAAGAGCCTTAATTACATTTGTTTTTCCAATTCCTGGCGGACCAGAAAGAATCATGTTCGGAACATTTCCTGATTGTTCGATCTCAAGAAAGACTTTTTTAATAGATTGTGGAAGAACACATTCCTCCACATTTTTAGAAGCGTATTTTTCGACAAAAAGGAAATTACTCATAATAAATTATTCAAAGGTGGAATCAGGCTCCATTGCAACCCAATATGTCAATGGAATTTTTTTGTTTATAAACTTGGAAATACCCTTCCTTGAAATCACCACATCATAAGACCCTGGATAGAACTGCAGATTCTCATTTTTGATGTGCATACAGAACTTTTCGGTGGTTGATCCAACTTCAATAGAATATTCATTTGAGGTGTCGTTCTTTTTATCGTGAACGATCAATTGAATAGTCTCTCCATCACCAACCACCGAGAGGTCATCCAAGGAATAAATCTGCCTGGCCTTTACAATCTTATCAAGAAAGGCCTGTTCCATAATGAAGCAAATGTCCTGAGAAGGCATTTTGATTTGCTTGTCTGGAAGATTTGGAATTGTTGAAAGACTTGCATAAAAATACTTGATCTTTCTTTTTCCTTCACTTAGAACGACGTACTTATCACTGGAAAAATCTAGATCTGGATCATCTAAGAGATTAAAGCTATTGAGAAATTGATTGAGATTGTAAATTCCAAATTCCTTTTCAAATTTCTCTGGGATGGTTGCTTCTCCATAAACGGCCCTGGATCCTTTGACTGTTTTTAGAGAATTTCCGGGTTTAATATGAATTGATTGACTGATTGATGCGAAGTTCTTTAGAAGAGCAAGAGTTTCTGGTGAAAGTTTCATTTATTTTCAATTAGGTCAAGATGATTAATAAGAAGCATAGTATAATGTAGAACCTTAAAGAGATCTGCTCGGGGAGTTCCCTTGCAATCATATCTGTCGATATATTTTGTGACATTTCCAGCGCAGAATCCTTCTCTTCGGGAATACTTAATTTTATCTATTGTTTGATCATTACTCCCAGAAGACCTATCAACATAATGTTGATTATATGTAGTTTTCAGATATTCTTCTAGTTGTTTGAGAATCCTGTCCTCATTATATTTCCAAAAGTGTTCGTTACTCATAATATTACAATAAAAAATCGGCTCTCTTGTGGGAGAGAACCGATTTTAGCACGTTAATGGGGAATTTGTCAAGTAGTCAGGAGATCAGGGCACCTAGGGCCGTGTTTTTTACAAAGTATTGCATCTGGTGTTTGTGCATAATTTTCTTCTATTAAGAAGTTTATTGGGTTCATCGACCACTTGCTCTACGACGACGGGCGCGATAGTTTGTTGGAACTGTTCTATATCCAGACAAAGAGTTTGTTGATACTGTTTCTACATCATCATTACCATCATAATCATGTTTCACTTCAACATTCTTTTCAGCATTCATGCGTTCTACACTTGCTTTTGCTTGTTTAGTTGCTCCTGAGCCATATTGATATGGATTTTTATGTCCTTCCTTACCCATATCACGTCTAACGCCAGTTTCTACTCTATCTTGCCATTTTGGTTTTTTATATATGGTTGAACCTCCACGCCTTACCTGACGAATATCATTCCCAGTGATTCTATTTCCAAGAGATCTTTGAGAACCTTTAACTGCTTCATCAAGAACCTCTTCAACAATGCCTTCGCGCCATTCTTCGGACATGTTAGCCATAATTACATCAGCGTCTTCGTAAGAATCACAGAAACCTTCTGACACCAGATATTCAGAGACTAGATCATATAGGTCTAGTTCTTCTTTTTGCTCTTTTCTTTTATTATTCTCCACTTTGCTAGGATTATGAACTCTAGCGGGTCCAGCATTTTTCATCAGTAGTGGATTTTTAGAGGATTTTATAATTCTTTTTGGCGCTTCTTCATCAAGAGCACTTAAATAAGCCTTATAAAGTTCTTCATCACTGTATTGATCAAGATCGTAACCCTCTTCAATAAGGGCCTCAACCCATTCTTCAATGGAAAGCATTTCTTCTTCAGAAAGGGTTTCTTCATTATAAACACCGTGGCGATAGGCTTCGTTTAGGCGCATTAAAATCTCGTATTGCATTTTTAAATAGTAAATTATTGATTACTATT